TACAGAATATGTTGATGTAGTACCTGAATACACTAAACAGATAATAACCCAACTAGAAACACATGAGGACTTAAAGTTTGGTCGTATACGTTATATGCGATTAAAAAGCAAGACTGGACTAAGCGTACACCATGACATGGAATATCGTTATCATTTTGTTTTTGATACCAATCCCTATGCTTTTTTTGGGGAAGCAACTGAGGGTGAAGTAACAGCAAAGTGCTATCATATTCCCAATGACAGTACATTTTATAAAGTAGATGTCACAAGACCTCATTTCGTCTATAACGGTGGTTGGGAAGATAGAATACATTTGGTATTAAATGTAGCATCATGGTAAACAATTTTGTCTTTGTTGATGAGCATAGCCTATATTGGCAAGATATTTACTTGCAAGCTCAAACAGACAAATCACACAATCTGTGGAGAAATTATCAAAATATCAAAGTATCAGACTATGAGCACATGATTATTCAATTACGTGACAACACGCCCATTAGCTTTCACGGAATATACAATAACGGTAGATGGCCTAATAACGTTTCTAGAGTCTGTAATAGACTATATACACTTCCTGCATACAGGGACATTAACTGCACAACAACCGGAAATGCTATCAAATTTGACTGCGACAACTATAACAAATGGAATAAAGATGTGTTGTTTATCAGTCGAGGAATTCAATATGACAATATTGAAACCACATACAAAAAGTTTATATTGAGTGTACGTTGGGCAAGGAAGTATTCGGGGTATAACTGGGTATACGATGATAGGTTGTACCAAACATACAATCCTGCTTGTAAAGACAGCTACCAATTCTGCTTATGGTACGATCCCAAAAATGTTAGAGATAAATTAGATATTCCTAACATATCTATAGATGAGTGGAAACAGTTAAAATATTAAAACTTCTAAAAACATTACGTTCTAGGCGCCTAGAACAATGTTTTTTCTATGGAAAAACGGCGATTTTAGAAAACCGCCGTTTTTTAGCCTTAATAGTATGTAGATACTTACGTGGTGCCTATAATCATGTAACGATTGTATTTTATCAATTCTAACTCACCCTTGAACAATATGTTCTTTATCTTAGACTGTTCTACAAATTCGTCCAAACTGTTGGCATTTCGTCTATGCTCATCTATCGGATAATTAGTTGACTGTAATACAATCAATCGTTCAATTGGCAAGTTGCTAAGCCAGGTGTCGTATTCTTCCTGTGAAATATGTTCGCAGCTGGTATTGATAATTATGTCAGCATAACTGTGAAAGTCACATATGTCTTTAACAATTGCACGGAATTTTCCACTAAAATGTTCCATTTTATTCATGTTAATTGCAACATGTTGGCACAATGGATCAATGTCAATACTTTGGATGCAGCCAATGTCTAATCCAGACTGGAATAACATACTTGCTAATGTCCCAACCCATCCGCAATGTATGTCGATTGTAACAGGGCCGGTGATGTGTTTGCTCAATTCATCAATTAACCATTCTTTAGACTTCATTTGTCCTTGCCAGAATGCATCAAGTGTACGCATTGGGTTGTTAGATTCGCGGATAGCACACATCCAATGATGTAAATGTTCTGTGTCGATATTCATTATTTCTTCTCTGTATAGTTAGTTACAATGACCACGGATTCTTCTTCTATTGTTTCTTGACGAAGAACGGTCATTCTTGGTAATAGTTTAAGTGCCCCTGTAGTTGAGATTTCGTTTGTCTTGATGTTTTTAGCTAGAAACGTCTTATTGGTTAATGGGCCAAAAAAGTCAAAATTATAGATAAAATCAAAATCTTCTAAGATGATGGCATCATTGTCCACAATCCAAAAATAGTCGCTAATACAAACACTAGCAGCTTCAAGTATGTTACTTGTACGCTTTACGTTCTTAAATCGTTCGGATAATAGCATATAGTTCTTTTCGCTATTGGGCTCACCATTGCTGATATAGACAATATCGTATGGTGGATGATATTTGTACTTGATAAAGTTTTCTTCACTACGTAAGATGCTAGGGATATTTCTGTATTTTATGCTTTCACTGACACTAAAAACATCCGTAATTCTTGAATCATTCAATAGTTCACCTAGTTTATTTGATTCACGCTCAATGATATTCTCGTCTGGCCAAATATTGTTAGTAAACATGTTATTGAGGTAATCAAAATCTTTAAGATGATTGATATCAAATGTTTTGTTGATAGCCATATAGCAGCCCAATCTTGCTCCATATATCGCCCACAATCCGTTGGTAATGTCAATACCCACATGCATCCAGCGATATAGTCTATCAAAATTGCGCCAGTTAATTTGATCTAAACTAGAAACAACTTTCTTGTTTTCCATAGAAAGTTTTACACCTTCACGGAATCCTGCACGCCACGCTTGTAGTGGACTAGAGGTAATGAACAAATCGGAACCACTAGTGTTGAGTTGTAGATAGTTGTTTAAGTCAAAGTCAATAGAACCATCAACAGTACTATTCTCGTGTGTTTGCATTGTTTCTAGCAATGAAACGGGCCAAACTTTGATACCACCATTACCATAAACGCATCCGTTAATTTCATTCGTTGCGCTATAACTTAAAACACTAGAGTTAAGGTCAATTCTATCGTCTAAAACAAAAGTAGTAGTAAAAAATGTAGGCTTGACATAATTATCGCCATCTACTATAATGACGTTTTCAGTCTTTGAAAGTTTAGCAACTTCTTTATGTGCGGTGTCTGAACCCTTGACTCCATGAACTCGTTGAGCCTTGGGGCAAAGTGTAAGCAAATGTTTATAGTTTTCTTCACAGTTTGGTTCATCGTAGCTAAGAAATACTACACTGTAATTGTTTGGGTTAAATATCATGTAGATATTTAGCAACAGGTGTTGACAATAAATCAAAACTCTGTTACATTACATCATGGACTGAGAAATCAGTTAACGAAAACAAGTTGTATGTTTTGGGCAACAAGATTGAAAATAGTTGTTGACAACTAATCAAATCGGTAGTACACTACATACTTCAAAAACAAAAAGTGAAGAAAAACACTATAAAATTGAAAGAATTTTTAACCAGGACTAAATAGATTACTATGAAAACAATTATCTGTCAAACGCTGAAACATACAGGGATGTGGTCAACATTACCACAAGCTCAAGTGTCAGCCTTTGCGGGTAATAATGTACAACCCAGTATTCGCGGCTCAGAGTATAATGATCCAAGAATGCCAGGGAGTTTCATAGAAGGAGAGAAGATTCCAAGAATCTAATCTCAAAAAGAATCTAAGAAACCCCTGGGAAACTAAACAGTCTCAGGGGTTTCCGTTTGTGTAGTGAAAAAACAACGAAAGAGTTTGACAAGAAATGAAAGTTGAAATACAATCTGGCACTTCTGATAAAGCGAATTGGTTGAAAGAAAATACGCTTACAGATGATGAAAGAAAAAAGTTGATTGAGGACAAGTTAAAACGAGGTCTCAATCAGATAGAGTTAAACAGAAAAGTCCCGGTGACCGAGTAAGTTTAACAAGCGTGAATAGGCAACGAGAGCCGTGATACAGCGCATAAATGTATAGAATGGGCGGACAGTAGGATGAAGTCTATGGCGATAACGTAGATTGTAAAATCACTGGGTAGGGTATTAACCCTATCATAGCATGGATGTTGAAAGATACATCATGCTATTCTAAAACATACTACTCCCGAGAGCAGTCCTAACCGACAGAGGGTACGGATCAAGTGTGTTTCAGAATAGTTGATGCGTGGAACATAAGCCCTCTTGATGGGTGAAAGTACGCACTGCTTAAACATTGTTGGGGTGTAGTGTAATGGCTTATCACAGCGGGCTTTGAACTCGCTAATCTTGGTTCGATTCCAAGCACCCCTACCAACAAGTTATACCGTAGAGTTCAACTGGGGTTGATATCTCACTGTCTATGAGACTGCGGCGGGTTCGATTCCCGTCTACGGTGCCAATTTTATCTGTGTGTAATGTCAGTCAGGTCAGACGGCTCGCCTTGGAAGTGAGAGGTCGTAGGTTCGAATCCTACCACGCAGACCAAACAATTTAATGGAGCCCTTCCCCGCTTGCGGTCTGTAAAATCGTAGCCATAACAAGGTGGGTGGTTGGCAAGAGGTTCGATTCCTTAGGGCTCCACCAAACAATTTAATGGGGGCAGTAGCGGGCTACGGGTGATCCTTGCAAGATTGCTGACTAGAAGGGTTCAACTCCCTCGGCTTCCACCAAACAATACCTCCTTCGCCAAGTTGGTAAGGCTCGGGATTTTGATTCCCGCATTCGGTGGTTCGAGTCCATCAGGGGGTGCCAAGAATAAGCGTAGTCGCTCTACGCAAGAAAACACTGCGACCTTAGCTTGCCCGGGCGGTATGTCAGTTACGAAACAGTTGAGTAAAAGTCTCTATGGGTAGGCACGAATAAAAGAATTGATCGGAAAGCAAGAGCCGAAGAGTAGACACTAGCGGATGATGGGTCATCATGTCCGTATAAGTCGGGATAACTGACTAGTGGGGTAAGAGTCCCTAATGTGCTCAGAAATTTATATCTCGTTAGTTTAGCGGTAAGAACGCTGGCCTTTCAAGTCGGTAACACGGGTTCGAATCCCGTACGAGATGCCAATCATGCGTGGTTAGTTTAACGGTAAAATCAAACATTGCCAATGTTTAGTCAAGGGTTCGACTCCCTTACCCCGCACCAGTTATGTCTAGTTGGAAACGAAAGTAACCCAAAGGGAGCGCTCTGAACAGGCGCTGTTTAGTACGCTTACAAAGTAGTTGTCCTGACTGTTCAACCCAAGAGGTGTTAAACCCGTAGATTTAGTTCCTACGCTCTCGCTCAAGGGATGTTATCGTGTCACAACGATACTAGACTCCTAGTTAAGGATCGGTTCAGCAAACAAAAAGCTAACTTTGGATGTCTAGCGACAAAAACGATCCTGTTATATATGCGACCTTAGCTCAGATGGATAGAGCACCAGGCTACGAACTTGGGGGTCAGGAGTTCGACTCTCTTAGGTCGCGCCATGCTCTTTTAGTATAAAGGTATTACAATACATTGGTAATGTATAGACACTGGATCGTTACCAGTAAGGAGCACCAAGAAGAATTATGTGTCGGTGGCAG